CAAAGCCAATGCGCCTAATGCTGTTGTCAATCCCCAAACAAGCGGATTACCGGTTTGCAGTTGATTGTACCACCCGGCAAACAACGAACCCACTAAACCAATTACATACAACACTCCGTTCATTACATTCATAAGTACCCACAAAGCCGGATTAATTAGCGTTGTTAATACACTACCTGTACTGATTAGTATAGACTGTATTTTCGACCAAGCCTCTTGTAACGAGCGTGCAGGATTGTTTGTATAAGCAAGTGCATTTTTCAATTCATCTACAGGCTTGGTAGTGGCTGTAATACAGTCTTGTAATTTCTGTGTATCCGCAGTCAATGCCATAAATGCTTGACGGGCTTGCGCATCTGTTAATCCTATTTTCTCAAGAAATTTTGTTTTGGCTTCGTCATTGAGACCTGCCATTTTACCCTTCAACTGGTTCATTATATCAATGGTTGGCTTCATTTTATGATTAGCATCATACACACTAATGCCCATTTTTGCCATCCCATTTGTTACCTCTGATTTGCTCAAAGCGCTAAACGCATTTTCTAACAATGTAGCTGACTTTGCAGCATCAAAACCCGATGCCGTCATGTAAGCAAACAATCCGGCAGTATCTTTAAAACTTATATTTACTGCCTTTGCCGAAGCTACCAACGAGGGTATATAATTGGCAAAATCTTTAAACTCGCCTGCTCCAACGCGTTTAGCTGCCAACAGTACATTCATTACTTCCGATGCGTTGGTATTAGCTGTTCCTACTGCCGACATGGTTTGTGCCAATGCTCCGGCTACTACATCTACATCGGTAAAACCGGCTTTGGCTCCCTTTAAAGCAATGCCTAATATATCAGTTGAAACATTTACATTGTTTATTTGTCCGTTTATTTTCTCGAATGCATCAGGCACTCTCGACAAATCGGCGCCTGCGTCAACGCCTAATTTTCTTATTTGTTCCGATAGCTTTTGTAATTCAGGTTCACTCAGTTGTGTGGTGGCATTAATTTTAGCCATCCCTTCGTTCCATGCCAAAGCTGTTTTACCGGCATAAGCCATTGCTGTACCGGCTAATATTATCGGGTTGGTAGCTATGGCAGGCACTTGGTTTATTGCATCTTTTGCCCAGCTTTTAACTTTGCCGCCGTTGGCAGTTTCTAACTTATGAATATTGGTTTCCAGACTTTTTATTTCGCGGTTGTACTGGCGTATCAGATTCAGTCCCTCCTCCGGTATCAGTTCGCGCTCCTGTTTCAGCAAATCTATTTTCTGGCGAAGGCTCACTAATGAATTGCCAAAGTCTTTGGTAGTATTTTGTAAGGTTTTGGTTTTCTCATCCAATGCGGCAAATTTATTTACAGCCTCCATAGTAGCTCCCGAAACAGCATATACTTTTCCACTGATTTGGTCGTTTAGTTTCAATATATATTCAGCTATTTCTGCCATGATAGAAATTGTATTATCTTTGATTACATTGGGCTGCTTTATTTATGCCATTCTTTGGCTATTCAAAAAAACAGCTTGGTTCGGTTTCATTTTTTCATTGGGTTTTGCTCAGGGTACAAAAACACTCTACAAACGTGGTAAAATATACAAAGCATTAGTCATTGCTACCATTTTGGTATATATACTGCTTGCTGTTATGTATTTGTACTGATTACTTGTTATACCCTGACAGCGTTCTAATACTTCGGCTACGCTCAGTAACCAACGCTGTCAGGGTTGTTCGTTTGATTGTGTTTCGATTCTTCCTTTCGGCACCATGCCAAGTCCTGCCATACCATTGCCCACTCGTCATCGCTGAGGGCATCTATTTCTGATTGTGTATAATGCAGGTAATATTTCAATTGAGCATTTACCTTGCGAATAAAGTCGGTGGCTTTGGTTATCTCCGCAAGGTCTATTGCTTTACCAGTGTAGCAACGGCTTCGCTTATTATTTTGTCCACATGCGAAGTAAGCGACATAAATACTTCAAAATCCAATTCAATAACATCAAGTCCATTCACAACTGAGTTTTTGATAATAATTTCGTTGTATTTCATTAAATCTTTGTCCAATAAAGCTTTTTGTGCCGTTCCAACCAACATCTTTTTGTTTGGATAGTTCTTTTTGAAACAAAAAATCAATGTTTCGATTACACCCTGCTCATTTTCGCGGTTTACTTCAATTTGTCGAAGTTTACCATACTGAGCTTCCCACGCAGCAATTTCCTCTGCCGTAGGCTTCACATTCGTTTTAATAACTTCTGTCATAACTCATTTAGTATTTAATTGTTAATCACTATTTTTTATCGTACAGACAAGGCATGCCTTGTCTCTACAATTCTCAATTCCTTAATTCAATTTACACTGCCTGCAATACAATGCCGTCAAATTCAAACGGTAAATCTATTTCCATGTGCGAATCGTCCACTTTCATTGCTTTTTTGAACTCCTTAAAGGCGCAGCCTTTCAGTTTGTCTATCACCAGAATATTATCCTCGTTCAGATACGATATAATAATATCCGTGCCTTTCATATCTAATGGCGTTTTGCCTTTGGGTAGGCTGGCTACCAAACGTTCAAATTCCGATTGTACTATTTTTATCGAACCTTCGTAAGTCTTTTTACCCGGAACAGTAAATATCGGATTTGCAGAACCCATGCAATGAACCTTTTTCTGTTCCTGTTTCACCCCATACGAAAGTTCCTGTAACAATATTGGAGAACCGCCAAGCACAGCCGTTACATCTTGAAAACTATACTGATAATTCATAATTCTTAATTTTTTTTAATTGATAATTCGAAAGCCCCTTCAGGGGTTTGGGGTGAAACTAAGCCGGATTGTCCAAAGCTATATTTCCAACTATCTCACGCACCACGCCCAGAGGCACTATCGAAACCTGTGCAACTATCTTACTGGTGGCAAGTATATTTTGTGCCGGATCAATCTTTACGGTTACGGCTACACATTCTTTCGAGCGTGTAGGGTCAGGGTTGCTTACCATTTCGTTTTTAATAGCGTTCGACAGTGAGTTTTCGAGCGTTGCCACTACCAACGGGCTCAATTTGCCGGTAACAGCATCAGTCTCTATTTCATCTTTCAGCTCGTTTACGTAAGTGGCAAGCGTTATACGGGCTGCCTTGTTCCATACTCTGTTTAACGACAATTGACTATTGCTCATGCCAGCCGTTGTACATGTATGGTCATCGTTCCAGAACCAACCCGCTACGCCCATGTACTGCTCAAAAAAGATGTAACCGCTTGTATTCAGGTTGTTAATCTGTGTTTCTCCATAATAAGCGCCTTCCGCAAAAACAGATTCTACTATCGGCAACGCGCCACTTTTTGTTCTGCCTGCATTACGTCCTACATGGCTGGCTGCCACACTACCTGCAAACAGTCCAACAGCAGCGTAATTAGTAAGATAAGCAATATCATGTATCTCTTTTTCTTGCCCTATAATGACAGATACATTACCGGCATTGCCCTTGCCGCGCAAATTGTAATATTCGCCGGTTGATAGAATAAAGCCCGTGCCTTCCAGCAGAATATCAATAGGACGTTTCGAAGCCAGTTCAGCATCGGCAAAGGCTTGTAACCGTTGCAGCAATTGAGTAATCACCGTTTCAGCAACCGGAGTTATGCCGCTGCCGGTTGTTTTTGCCATGATACATAACAGTTTCACATCGCCGTTTTTGCTATACAAATAATCATGCAGACTATTACATCGCGTGGAATCCTGTTCTAATTCATTGGCAATGGTATCATCATAACCGCGTATATACAACTTTGTGCCTTTGGGCGCTGTCCGGTAAAAATCCTTAATCTGACGCCACAATCCCGTTGTATGCGTTAAGTCATTAGCCTGTGTAATTCCTTTGCCTTCAGCATCTGCCAGATTATACAAAACCGCACTCAGCGAAGCGTATCCACTACCTCCGCATGGATACAACAGCAACGTAATGCCATCAGTTGCCGGAGCCGAGCCACCCAGCGAACTAACAACCTTTACCACCGACACACCGGCAGCTAATACATTTGCCGGTACCGGTAAAAAACTACCAGCCATAAACATTGGCACCAGAACCGCCGCAGGCACGCCCGACACGCTACTTACATACAAACCTGTTACTGTACTCAGTAACAATATTGTTAAAACCCTCAAAATAAAATGTGTTCTCATATTTCTTAATTCTTAATTTTTAATTGTTTAATGACTTTTAACTGTTTTCGTGTATTTTATTTTTAAAACCATACGATGTTTGGTTTTTTTGCGAAACCGTAGAATTTCTCAAATGGATTGAAAACCATACCTTCATTCGTTCAAGCGATTCTATAAATTCGTTCAGTAATTTCTGTTGTGAGTCTATGTACTTCATATAGACTGATATGGCAATCTCATTTTTTCGCAACACTTCTATTATATAATCAAATTTGCTGTTCTCGGCGTTCTGCAAAGCATATCTCAACTCATCGTTTTGATGCATCAGGTGTAGTATGGTTTTGTTTTTGTTTGTGTAAATATCTATCAGAAACCAACCAACGGTCAGGCTGTAAGCAAATACATAAACTACTATTACTATTATTATCATAATCTCAGGTTTCTTTGTTTTGTGAATACTCTTTACTCGCTAAATAAATACCCTGCTTAAACACTTTGTAATACAAATTCATGCAATCCTTCAGCAGTCTTTGTTGTATTATCGGAAACTGCATATAGGTAGTGCGATGCAATTCATACACGTTCAACTTAGCATTCAAATATTTATAGTGGCTGTCTTCTTTTTCTTTCAACGCTCTTTTCAAAGATATGTTAGCTTCTTTCAATTCGTCTATCATTCTGTCTTTGGTTATGTACAAATTCATTATCCAAACAGCAGTTAATAGAGATATGCCTACGAACCATATAATTAATAATATAATTATCATTTTTTTTTAATTGGCAAATCGTACAGACAAGGCATGCCTTGTCTCTACAATTCATAATTAATAATTCTTTTATGCCTGTACTATTTGAATGACGCCGGCGCCGTTTTCTCTACGTTTGCGTCCGCCCATTCTAACAAGGGCTGAGTAAATATCACCGAAATAAGTAGGGTCGTTCAGTTTTTCAAAGAATTTTACATCGCCCATGGCGCGTTCTATCGAGTTTTTCTGCCAGCAAAGAGCAGCTTCATGGTCAGTGGCAGCCAAAGCATCACCCGGAGCTTTACGGGCAAGCGCAGTACTGTAAATGGTTGTGTCGCTGCGTTCCATTATGTTGAAACCAAATAACCGCGTTATAATACCATTTGTCAAGTCCAGTTCCTGTGCATAATCACGTTTCAGCAAATCCACATCCGATTGCAGTTGATCCATCATCGAGCTGGGCAGCAAAGCATACCTATCCTCTTTGGGAATGTTCATCTTATTCATTAAGTATCTTACATTACGCAGGTTATCTTTGGTGAATATTTTGCGTGTGCCGGTTGCACCCGGAGCAGTGGCTGCTGCATCAGCGCCTGTGGTACGAATGATGTTTGTTGCACTTTCAGCGCTCCAATAATAAAGCAACCAATCGGCTATAATTTCTCTAAGGGTACTCATGTGGTCGCTCAGTACATTTGCCATCTTATCGTAACTTAATTCAACCAAATCAGCATCTGGAATCAAAATAGGGTCGGTTGTATATTCATCAAGCGCGTAGGTTATATCACTATCTTTCCGCAGTGTTACAGTAGCTGGCAACTGTGTCCGGTTCTTTGCCGTTGCCGGTTTCGCGCCTGCCTGTGCTATGTGTACTACTTTGCCCTGTAATACAAACTGGTCGGCATTATAGGCATAATTAAGAACCTGATTGTTTTTAAACAGATTCTCCATTATAAACCTTTGCCATATTTCTACTTGCACTCCGGCACGCAATGCCTTCTTTGGCATGGGTACAAAACCAAGCAAAGACAATGCAATCACACCATATACCGGTGAAATGCCAATGGTACTGGCAATAATACAACCGGCAAATAAAGTCAGCACCAGTGATACTACGATGCTGAAAAATCTAAAAAATTTTCCTTGTTTTTTCATATTGATACAATTGTTTTTAAGCCCCTTTAGAGTTTCGTTTTCGAAAGCCCCTTTAGGGGTTTGGGGTTTTAAACTGTGAATACTAATTAATCTGATTTACCGAAGGGCATAAGAAGCTGGCGCCATCGTAAATAAAATACAGCAAATCCGTTTTGTTTTGCAATACGGTAACAGCTTTTTGACTAAAACCTGCACCCGGTGTTACCACTCTGCCTGCTACATTGGCATCGCTGGTTACTACTACATAAAGCTCGGCTCCTATCTCAACCTGTGCATCAGTGGTTACAGTAAGGGCTAAAGCACCTGTTAATACGCCAACCTTTACGATTGTTTTTTGTGCCTTTACTGCCAAGTTTATAGTAGCTGTATATGCCACATCCTGTTTGTCGGTAACTGGAAACAATATCTCTTGTTTGCCACTGTAACCGCGTGGAGCTTTGAAATTGAAACTCGAATTATCTTCTTTATTTACATACATTTTCTTTGAGTTTTTTAGTTAATTCCTAAATTCTTAAATTCTCAATTGATTTTCGGTTCCGTACCAAACTCATTTTTGAAAAGAAGTTTGTACATTTCAGGGTTTTCGGATTTCATTTTTGTCAATCCGGCGGAGTCTTTCTTTTGCCAGTCGGCAAATGTCCAGTCTTTGGTTTTGTCCGTTGTACCGGCTCCTGCATCTATGGCAGCCTTCAACGATTGAGGTACCGGCAGTGCGTTAATAATCTGCTCGGTTTCATCCGGATTGGCAGTACCAAGTTTGATGTATAGCTCGCGTTGTGCCAATGATATACGCTTTTGTTTTATAGCGCTGTCCACCATGTCGGTTACACGTTTTTTCTGCATTGTTTCAACCTCAGCAGTCAGCCGTTCCAGTTTTTTGCCCATTTCTACGTTGTTTTGCACCAGCGTTTCTACTGATTTCAATACCTCGTCTTCTGTACCGGCAGCCTGTAAGTTGATATCTGCCTGCGCAAACAGCGCAATGAATAAAGGGAGTTTTGTCATTTCTTTGGTTTTTAATAATGGAATTACTTCATTACTATTCGATGCCGCCAACTCTATTATATTGCCTTCTGTACCATAAACCGCACACGTTACAGCATTGGCATTGGCGGGTATATCTACTATCGAAATCTCCAGCAGTTCACTCTCCACCACCGTTGCTTTGGTTTGACCGGCTAAAGGCTGACTATCCGAAAATTTCAATGGCACAAAACCCGGCGAAGCGCTCCTTATAATGCCTTTCGCTACCTTGTTAGCTATTATCGCAGCAAACGGATCGTCCATATCAAATACCGGATCGGCTAACAACTGACTGCCTTCCGTTCGTAAGTTTGTCCAATGTCCTATCACATTGCCGCGTGTGTGCATGTAAAGCATCACAGGATTGAGCAAAAAGTTAGAGGTTCTAATACCTGCCGTTAAGGTTCTAAAACCGTAACGGTTCACAGTCTCATCAGATATAACGATTGTCTTTGGCATCGAATAATAATTTTATTGTGGATGCAAAATTCAGAACTTTCAACCGGCACTCAAAAAACAATTATTTTCCCACCTGTTTTTTCCGTTATAAAACCATTGTTAGGAGGTCAGAAAATATTTGTTTTTAAGTTTCGGATATACTTTATTGATATTTGCACACCAAACAACCTGTCAGTGTCTGCAAGACCTGACAGTGTTAAAAACCATAAGCAAATGAATAAAAAACCCGACAATAACATAAAGAAACAGTGGGCTAAACACCTTTATATATACGACAATCTCACTCAAAAGGAAATTGCAGCAAAGGTGGGCATCACAGAAAAAACGCTCAGCAAATGGGTAAACGACCCAAAGGAAAACTGGGAAATGTTAAAAAGCTCGCTCACAATTACAAAGGCGCACGAATTGAAACGTTTATACATTCAATTGGCGGAGCTTAACAATTTTATTGCCGATAAGGAACAGGGCAAACGATATGCTAATACGCAGGAGGCTGACATTATTAGTAAACTATCGGCTGCAATTCATAATCTGGAAACTGAAACGTCAATAAGTGATACCATTGATGTTTTTATTGAATTCAACAAGTGGATTAAAACCGTTGATTTTGCCAAAGCGCAGGAGATAATACACTTTCAGGACGAGTTTATTAAAATCAAATTAACGCAAAAAACGCAGTAAATGAAAACTCTCGACAAAGAAGCATTGAAACGATGGGATGCGTACCGTGAAAATCTGATTAAATCAACTCCGGTTCCCGACGAAACGCCCGATGTTAAAAAGAAACGTATTAAATCGCTTCTGGCAGATTGGCAGGCGTTTATGAAATTCTATTTTCAACCGTATATTGATGCCGAGTTCGGTTCGTTCCATAAAGAAGCTGCCAAACGAATCATTGACAGCAACGATATTTATGCCGTTCTGCCTTGGGCGCGTGAGCATGCCAAAAGCTCGTTTTGTTCCATGTTGGAAACATACCTAATATTCTCAGGGCATGTAAAAAACATGCTTTTGGTGTCATATTCCTATGAAAATGCTGTGGAATTGCTTATGCCGCTAATTATTAACTTGGAAAGCAATCCACGATTAATAAACGATTTCGGTAAACAACGCCGCATCGGACATTGGGAAACAGGCAAATGGATTACAACCGGCAAAGTAAGCATCCGTGCCATTGGCTTAAAACAAAACCCGCGTGGCACTCGCAACGAAGAGGTGCGACCAGACTACATTCGTTTGGACGATGCCGACTCCGATGAGATTTGCCGCAATCCAAAACGTTTGGAAGATGCTTGGAAATGGATTGAACGTGCTTTGTATCCTACCATGAGTATCAGCAAAAGCCGAAGGTTTATATTTGTGGGTAACATCATTGCCAAACATTCCATTATCACTCGTGCTATGGAACTGGCAGACTATTATCGTATAGTCAATATTCTCGACAAAAACGGACAACCTACTTGGAAAGAACGTTACACACTCGACATGGTGAATGCCATGATTTCAAAGATGAGTTACGTATCAGCGCAACAGGAATATTTTAACAATCCCATTACCGAAGGCACTGTATTCGATGAGATTCACTATAAAAAAATGCCTCCTTTGTCAGCATACCGCTTCCTGTTAGCTTATGGCGATCCCTCGTGGAAAGACGGCAAACGGAACGATTACAAAGCCATACCGTTGGTGGGTATGTGGCAGGACGAGTTTCATGTTCGCAAAGCATTTGTCAAACAATGTACATCGGCTGATATGGCTGCCGGTTACAAAATGATTAAAGACTTTGTGAAAACGCAATGTCCTGTTTATTACTTCATGGAGGCAACCATGAACCAAGATGAAATTCTGAAACAGGTAAACGAAGAGATTTTTGCTCAAAACTGGGGCTTCGCCATTCTTGGTGATTACCGTGTGAAGGGTGATAAGTTTTCACGAATCGAAAGTCTTTTGCAGCCTTTGAATGTGCAACAAAAGCTATGGTTCGACATTGACCAGAAGGACGACGAACACTTCAAACGCGCCGAAGAGCAAATGAAGGCAATTGAGCCTACACTCTCGGCACACGACGATTTCCCTGATGCGCTTCACGGCGCCGTTTCATTAGTAAAAGAAAAAATGGCTGCCATGATTCCAGTCAAATACGGACAAAGACAGAAAAACAAAATGAGAATGTAAATCAATTGTCAATTATCAATTAACAATTATCAATTAAAACACATGTTTCTAACAAAAACTGATTTCGATAGCGCTATTCACAGCGAAATTATTGACGCTATCACACGGCAGGACGAGACCATATTGCCCATTCTTATATTAGAGGCAATTGGTAAAATGAAGTCCTATTTATCAGAGCGTTTCGATTGCAATGTAATATTTGCCAAAACAGGCGAAGACCGCGACCCGGTAATCATGTCGCTTTGCAAAGATATTGTGCTGTACGATTTACATTGCATACACAACCCGCGAAAAATGACAAAAAGAACAGTTGATAGGTACAACAATGCAATAGAATGGCTGAAAGGAATTGTAAAAAACGAAATCAATCCCGGACTTCCCGAAGCAGCAACACCGGTTACACCGGTTAAATTCGGAAGCAATCCAAAAAGAAACAACTTCTTTTAAAACCCTGACAGCGTTCAAAACGCTGTCAGGGTTGGTACAGAACCCTGTTTAAAACCCGTTTAACTTCGCTTAAAAACGATTATAAATAATAAGTAACACCAAAGTGCAACCAAAAAAAATAACGCTTTAAAATGCCTAAAAACAAAAATACAAAACAGCAACCCGACAACCTGATATACAAATTAGATATACGCCCCGTCAATCGCCAGTCGCAGGATATTCAAAAGTGGCGAAGCGCTTTACAGAGCGCCGAGAATATCGTATTTCCGCGCCGCGTGTCGTTGTACGATTTGTATGCCGATGTTGATTTGGATACACACTTAACATCAGTAATGAACAAACGCCGCATAGCTATATCCAACTCACAGATAACGTTTACCGACAAAAGCGGAACGGTAAACCGGCAAATTGAGGAGCTTTGCGAAACCCAGCAATTTCAGGAAATGATTGTGGACATTATTGATTCACGTTTCTGGGGACATTCACTGATTGAAGTCAATTTCGAGGCTGACAACTGGACGTACAATCTCATTCCGCGCAAGCATGTTTGCCCTGAGAAAGGTCTCATTCTTATTTCACCTTACGACAGTACCGGCATTGATTATCGCGATGCCATGTACCAATCCTCAGTATTCGAAGCCGGTAAAAACAACGATTTCGGATTGATTCTCAAAGCCTGTCCATTCGTTATATACAAAAGATGTAGCTATGGCGACTGGGTACAGTTTGCCGAGTTGTTTGGAATGCCTTTCCGCAAAGCATCATACAACGGTTACGATGAGCAAACCAGACTGCTGTTGATACAGGCTTTGGAACAGGCTGGCTCTGCCGCCTTTGCCGTAATTCCAAAAGAAGCCGATTTGCAGTTTATTGAAAACCATTCCAACGGCAATGCGCAACTATACGATTTACTCATACAAAGTTGCAATGCTGAATTGAGCAAACTCATAGTAGGGCAAACCCTGACAACCGAACAAGGCGATAAGGGCGCACGTTCATTAGGAACCGTACATCTTGATATTGAAGAGGACATTCACATCAGCGACCGCATGTTTATTAAAAACACACTTAACAACAAGTTCCGAAAAATATTAGAACTGAATGGTTTTAACGTAAAGGACGGCAAATTCGATTTCAAAGAAACCGACAGCACCGATATTGTTACAAAATTGAATATTGCAGAACGAGTAAACCTTATCACACCTGTCGATCCCGATTACTTTTACGACACTTTCAACCTGCCAAAAGGCAAGCCGGTAAACAACCCTGTCAGCGTTCAAAACGCTGACAGGGTTAAACAACCAAACAAAAAACCTGAAACCCTTACTTGGCGTGGTTTTAAAGAAATGATGTCCGGTTTTTTCGTAAACCGCCCCTAACCGGAGGGGCGATAAATACAAATGCCGTACACACTACCGTAGAGACAAGGCATGCCTTGTCTCTACTATACCAGCCATGCGAAATTTGCGGCGCAGAAATGATGCAATTAACAGCCTTTGCCGACGATTTGGAACAAGAGGCTGACCGCATTGCAAAGGCAATCTATGGTGGCACATTTACCGGATACATTGATGAAACATTAACCAAATTAGTAGCTCAAAAGCTAATGCTGGCAGTTTACGAAGGCTTCGGTAATACATTGACTGACTTGCAGTCCGACACTCCCGATTACAACATGCTCGCTAATCTGGAACGAAACGTATATCAGTTCTCGGCTGCAAAGAATTTTCAGATGCTCAAAGATATTAACGGCTTGTTACGAGACGACAAAGGCGACCTGCGTACCTTGTCCGATTTCAGAACCGCCGTTAAGCAACTCAACATTGAGTACAACGCTACATGGTTACAAACCGAATACATAACGGCAATAGGCAGCGCCGAGAGCGCAGCAAACTGGGTAAGCTACCAGAAAAACGGCGTGCAACTGTTAAAATACGTTACTGCCCACGATGAGCGAGTGCGTGCATCGCACAAAGCAATTGACGGCGTAAAACGAAACTTGGACGACGAGTTCTGGAACGTACACTATCCGCCAAACGGATTCCGATGCCGTTGCACCACCGTACAATTAAACGCCGGTACACAAACCCCAACCGACAAAATACCACAGATTGATGTGCCGGAGTTATTCCGTACCAATCTGGCAAAAAGCGGGCTGTGCTACCCACACGGACACCCTTACTACAAAGGAGTGCCACAATCGGTTTTAACCAATGCTAACAACCTAATTCCTAAATCGAATGAATAATTTAAAAATTTTCGACACTGCGGGCTTTAATGCAATGATTAAAGCCCTTCCCAAAGAGGTAGGCGCAGAAGCCGTTACATTCTTCAAAAACCGTTTCCAAGCGCAGGCATGGACTGATACCTCTGCCCAGCGTTGGACACCGCGCAAAAGCAAACAGTGGGGAAAAAAAGACAAAACAAACCGCGCTTTACTCATTGATACCGGACGGCTGCGCAATTCAGTCAGAATAACAAGCGCCAATCAAAACAGTGTTACCATAGGAACACCCAACGTAAAATATGCAGCCATACACAACGAAGGCTACAAAGGCGCCATACAACAAATTGTACGCGAACACAAACGCCGCAAAACAATACATGGTGTTACCAAACAACGAACATCAAAAAAAGGCGCTATACAACGAATATACGGCAGAGTGGACACCGGACAAACCATTGACGTAAAACAACACAACCGAACCATCAACGTGGACATTCCAAAACGACAAT